CACCTACATAAACATTTGTTCCTGCAAAAACATTAGCTGCAGATACATCACCTGTAAATACTGCTGATGTACCACTAATAGGAACTGAAAAAGTTGCTGCTCCTTGAGGAACAACCAAACCTGTTGAAACTGAAACTGTACCAAATGATTGGTCAGCATCTAAATTTAAAGTACCACTTGTATTTACAGTTGTTGACGTAACACCATTAACAGTTGCATTAAGACCTGTTCCTGCAACTACTGCATTTACTGTACCACCTTCAGCAGAAGGAACATTTACTAACCCTGAACCATCACCTACAAAAAATGCTGCTGATACTGTACTTACAATTGTTGCATTATTAGCTTTTAATGTAGTTGCACTTACAGTAGCTGCATTAAAATCAGTAACACTCATTGAGGAAACTGTCATAGTTCCTGCAACATTTAATGAAGTTGCTGAAACTGCTGAAGCACCAAAACTTTGTATGTTACTTATTGTACTTGTTAAGGCAATACCTGTGTTACCTTCAGTACCATCATTGTTAGTAATGTTAATACCATTACCTGCAGAAAAACTTCTTTTATAAACATCAGTGCCTGAAACAACTACATAACCTGCACCACCTGTAATGTCTACAATTGCATTTAAAGACGATACAGTTGCAGTTAGATTTACACCACCTATTGCAAAAGTACCATTAACATTTAATGTAGAGTTGTTGAGTTGTAAAGGTGAGTCTGCATTGTCACCTGACTGAATAGTCCTTAGAGTTGTAGTAATTCCTTCATTAGCTGAAGTCTTTACTTGCATT